ACCAGGAACTGTGACCGTTCCAGCCCTGGGGCTAGGGCAAGGTATTCGTCTGCAAGGCTTGCGATGCTGTCCACTGACGGGTCAATGCCCTTGCGCACGGCTCCCGCCATCGCCTGTTCCAGCGATGCGGTTGATATTTGGAGATCATCTGATACCTGGATGAGCCGGGACACTTCCTCAGCACTCGATCCAGTCACCCGCGCCATGTCCTCAACGGTTTTGGCGTAGGTGGTAAATTCTCCGACTGTTTCCTCCACGACCTTTTTGGCAACCTGAAAAGCCTGCTTCGCCAGACCGACAACGGATGCCAGTTCGGTAAAGCGCAGGCTGGTTTGTTTCAGCGTTTTCTGGTCACTATTGACCTTGATATTGACTTGTACATCATTCGCCATGTGCGCACCTCATCGCCCGGAGTAATAGATCATTCGATTCAGGGTGTTTCTTCGCCCATTCCGCGATGTTTTCGGCTTGCTTGCGGGCTTTGTATGCTGTTTCTATGTCGATTGCCACTGCCAGCCTCCGGGCTTCTGTCATGGTCAGCGTCCTCCCGTAAATGGGTTGCGCTCCATACCGTTCCACCGCGTGCGCGGCTTCAAGCTCCGCCGGGCAACGGCTGCCGCCTTCCAGGTAGTTCCAGACGGCAGCCATCAGGCGTTTGGGTCATCGCTGCCCTCTACCACCCGCCGGATTTCACCCACCAGCCATGCCAGCAGCTGTGCTACCGCCGCCGGTGGTGTCGCCGGGAATGTGTCAGGGGTGACTTTCTCCGGGAAGTTGTCCAGCTTCCAGCCCTTGACAATCATGCAGATTGCCGGGAGTAGTGCCTGGGCGGTGACTGTGTAACTCTCACCACTCATGCCGGAAAAGCCGTTCTCCCACGCCACATATTCCGGGAAGGTGAGGGCGTCCGGGATTTCCACCGTGCCGCTGAATCGCTTGACGGGTGAGGTCAAAATCATGTTTCAGCCACCGTTCCCCATGCCGGGGCAGTCGATCCAGCGAACATGACGAAACTTGCCGAGTAAGTGCCATCATCGGGATTGACCGTGTAGGACTTGCATAAAAATCCGTCGGTTGCGCTGGAGGTGATGCCAAATTGCGGCTCACCATTTTCCCATGCGTGCCGGATGCCAATCCTGATGTCCAGCGTCAGGGGGGTGTTTCCGCCTGCGATCCCGCTCAACACGGTATGGCTGCCGGAGACACCAACGCCAAGTACTGCGGCGGCGGTTGTGTCAAACGGTCCGGTGATGTCAATCGTGCAGTTCGGGTGGTTCAACAGGACGCCATGAATGGCGTCAGAAAAGGCGGTCATGTCTACTTCGTCATAGTCCAGACCCACCCCGTTGATGGACGAGACGGGGATTTCGCGCAGGGTTCCTGAGCTGTCATCCACGCAAAACTTCGTCCATTTCGATACAGTTCTTCCAGTTTGTGCTGTCATTTGTTCTCCTTATCCTCGTACAAATGCAATTAAAAAGGTTGCGGTGGTCGCACCGCCTGCCAACGCAAGTTGCCAGCGTAGATACCGCCGGACTGTTGCGTTTGTGCCTAGTTGGACAATGCCGCACCCGGCTTCGGTCAATGCGCCGGATGTTGCGCCCGTGAGTGCGGTATAGGTGGAATTGTCTGCGCTGTCCTCAATGGATAGGGTCACGTTGCCCGCATCCAGCGAAGTCAGGCAGTAGAACATGAACCCGCCCGCTGCGGATGCTGCCCCACCGTCAAAAATGTCAGCGGTGGAGGCATTGGCTGCGGATGCGGCTGCCAGTCCATGCAGGATTGTTCCCCATGCTTTGCCATATTTCATCCCGGCGGTGTTATCTGCTCCACTGCCCAAAGTGGCGTTCATCGTCACCATGCCCCCGGCACTTTCCAGCCCGGTGTAACTTTTCAGGTCGGTGGAGAGTACAAAAATGGGGTCGCCCAGGGTTGGCACCTGATTGATGCCGATGGCAATTCCCATAGATATGGGTCTGCCCTGTAATGCGGTCATGGTGGTATGCAGATCACCCGCCTCGCCTGCTGATAGGATGGCGTTGATGGGTCCGGCGGTGATGGTGGCGTTGCTCAATAGCGTTCCCTTGACGCCCCAGCAGTAGGCGGCAATCGGGTCGCCGTCAAAGTCGATGGACAGGTCGCCCACGTCCAGGACATGACAGGACAAATCCACGCCGTGCGTGCTGTCCCCTAAATAAACTCGGTTGTATTTGCTGACTGTTCTCCCTGCCATGTCACCTCCTAATTGACAAACTCAACAATGTCGATACTGATATGGCAGCCAATAAACATGCTGCCGTCCGGTGATTGAAGTGCGCCAAATCCGCCCGATACTGCCGGGACCATGTCGATTGCCCCGGTTAGATTGTCATTGGCAATCAGGGCGTCCAGGACTTCATAAGCTTTGTCGGCTGCCCCGGCATATTGCTCCGCCAGGTTGCGTCCGGCTCCGGCTGGGGCATACGCAAAAGAGTAAAGCAGCGTGTACCTGACTGTTTTTCGGGCAGTGGTCGGGCTGCCGAAACTATCCCGCTCCACTGATAAGGTCTGGACAAATCCATTCGGCTCCGGGTAAAAATGGGGGCTGCGCTCCAGGTCTGCGGTGGTGGGGATGCCGTCAATGTCGCACATCACCACCCCGGTCACGGAGATGGCTTTGATACTGCTGGTGATGGTCGTCAATGCCAGGCTCATAACAGCCTCCGGTATGAGTTCAAAATGATTGCCGCCTCGCGTGGAATATCCGCCGGTGAAATCACCATCCCGGCTCCTGTCACCTGGGCGATGCCTTCCACCGATTGACCATCCCGCTTAAACATGTATGACCGGGCGATCATCAAACAGGCTTGCTTGATGTCATCCGGCGTGGTGGAGGAATAGCCCCACGTGCCTGCGATGGTGATTGCGCCCTGGCTGTCTCCGGCGGTGTCGCTTGTCCAGGTGATTCCGGATGAGGGGCGCAGCTCCACCGCCCATTTTGCGGTGGAGTTGCGTGGCAGCAGCCAATACTGTGCTGATGTCAATGTTCCATAACTGCCATTGGTGAGGGTCGTCACCGTCAGCAGGTCGTCATCCAGGTATAGGATTTTGTTATTTGCCTGCCCGCTGGGGACGTTATAATATTTCGTCTCTGTCCGGGCGTAGAATGTCCGCCGGGTTACGTCATCAATCACCCGGCTGGCGGCTTCGACCAAGTCCTCCAGCGCGCCGTCATCGGTTGCATCCGTTGTGGATATGGTTGCGTATGCTTTTAATTCTGTCAAACTGCAATATCCGTTAGTAATTGCCATTAGCTGCCCTCCAATGCCTTGACGGTGCGCTCACCACCGGCGGCGGTGATAAGTTCATCCACTTGTTTCAGATATTCGATGTTTTCCAGGTACACGCCCATCCGCACCCCCGCCTCGTCCAGCAGGTTGAGTGCTTTGGTGACAAACTCGATAAACTGTTTGCGGGCGGCGTCACTGCCGGATTGGTTCCAGGCGTTCCAGACATATTGCGCCTCGCCATGCGCCACACAGCCATCCTTGCGCTTTTGTTCGGTNNNGCGCGCCGGATATTTGCGCCGCTGCCAGTACCAGGTCTTCCAGTTGGGATAATAGCTGGCTGGCTTTTGCCGGGCTTCCCGCTATTCCTGTCGCTTCCTTGAAGCGGTCCTGCATCTTGCTGACTTCCCACCGGGCGGATTTCAACGCCGGGCGGTGTAATTCGGCGCGCTCTGCAAAGTAGCTGCGGGGTATCTGGATTTCCCCTTCGTAAGCGTACAATGCCCCGGTGAAATATTGTTCGTTGGATAGTTCCAGGATGGTTGCCCCCATGCCTAATGCCACACCCACCCAATACTGGAAATTTGGCAGTTGGTAACCGTATTCCGTACCGCTGGACATATCCAGCCCATATAATGCAATTTCCCGGTAGCCCTGGTGGAGTGCCAGGGCGATGGCATACGCCGGGCTGGATTTCCACCAGCGTAGGTGCGCTCCGGGCAGGCTGGCGATAATCTCATCCAGGGGATACTTCACGCAGTCTGGAACGCGCTCGTCCATCTCCTGCATGTAGATCGGCTTGCCCCGTCTCTCTTGCAGCCAGTCCCAATGATCTGCCCGGACAAAATTATTCCGGCTTGTGTAGACCTCCGGCTTGTGCAGCTGGAAGTCTGCGTCCCATCGTTTCACCCACTCGTTTTGTGGGGATTCGTTGAATACCCAGATGTCATAATCCGGGTCATACCAGGGCGCATTTTCCCGCGTCCGGGGGTGCGTTCCTACAATTGCTAATTTCTTCATGGCTTTTGCCCGATGAAGAAAAATTGTGTGTTTAGATACAGTCCGAAACTGAATCTAAATTCCAGGTGCCGGTGACGTTTCTCCAGTGCCTCCCGCTCCGCCTGGTATTCAGGGCGGTTGAAGTTGTCCAGGACGAACACGCCACCCGGCATGGTGTGCTGGATGGGCTTGCCTCTCATGGGATTGTTGCCAATTCGCATAATTGCCCTTTTGCTATCCGGGGGACGGTGATAGTACCCGCCCCCCTTTCAGCATGGAGTAGTTAGGTCGCAGACACGAAGGTGGTCTGCTTGTAACGCGTGTCAATTGCCGCCATGACGCTGACAAGACAGGTTGCCCCGCCGGTGCCAGGGGTCACCACTACACGAACATAGCGGAAGTCTGCGCCGAGTGCAGCCACGCCAGCAGGATCGACCTTGATTGCCAGGATTTTGTTGTCCCCGGTCACGGTCAAGTCCACGCCAGCAGTTGCAGATGCCGGGGCTGTCCAGGTATTGCTCTGGACTGCGTCCGAAAGCCGGTACAGAAATTCATAATTGGTTTCGGTGTCGTTGGATGCGGCAGCAGTGGACGCCTGAATGGTGACAACCGGTCCAGCGGTCTGGTCTGCGCTTGCGGTGGTGATTCCGCCAACCATGACGTAGATCATGCAGTCATTCGCAGTCTTGAGGTCAAGGTAGGTGGAAGCGGTTGCGGTTCCAGCGATGTCCTGCGGTGCCAGCAGCATCACAACGTTGTCATAAGATACGAGATTGTTACCCATTGTCAGCCTCCTTTATGCCGTTGCGGTAGCAAGCGCAACAAATGGGGATTGGGTGTTCGATCCCTTGAACGGGGTGAGGGCTGCGCCCCAGGTCGGTGCGCCATCCACCCGGTACACGAACCGAAACACGGTTTCGTCCGTCAGGAATTGGACGTGAATCGAGCTGGCTGCTTCAATGCCACCCTTCTGGATCGCCTGATAATTGCTCAAGCTCGCCAGAACGATGTCACCAACGGTTCCCATTGTTGCCGCGTACTCGACCTCTATGACTGGACGACCAAACAGGGTGCCATAAGGTGCACCGGATAATCCGCCCGGAGGCAGGAAGACCGGTGTGCTGGAGATGGTCAGCTGCAAAAGCTGGGGCATCACGTCCTGGTTGATCAGCCAAACATAATCGTTGTAGCCCGAATAGCGGCGGGCATACATGTTCACGATGTCCTGGATCGCCACGCCGGAAGTTGCATAGCGCAGCACATCCACGCGGCAGGGGGCGTTCATGATACCCAGGGGCTTGCCAACACCGTCACCGTTGTAGATTGCATCTTCAACTTTGAAGCGCAACTCGTTGGGAACAGTGCGGTACAGCCAGGCTTCCAGGGCGGTTGCATCGGAAAGCAGTTCATCTGTGGCGTAAGCCAGTGCCGCGACCTTTTTCAATTTGAGGTCAACCTGGCGAAACTTCGGCTTGCTGCTGGTTTTGCTTCCGGCTTCCGCCAGCCAATAGCCTTGCAGACCACCATAGCGGCTGCCGTCCACGCGGCTGGATTCGTCAATGGCGTTGTAGGTCATGCCGTTGCTGTTGGGTCCGATATTATCCATCGCCACGCGGGACAGGATGCTACCGGTGGAGTACATTTTCTCCACGATGCCGCCAGCGATGGTGGGGGATACCAGGTATCCGCCATCGGCGGGGACGCCTTCGCTCATGCCGGACGCGGCTTTGAGGGATTTCAGTCGTTCATCGGCGGATGACGGGTACAGGGCAGCGTTCTTGACTGCCTGGAAAAACTCGCCCGCGCTTTTGAATGGCTGGTCGCCAGCGTCTTTGGTCACTTGCACATCAAATCCAGCCGCAGGCGTAACAGCGGGCATGGACTTGACCGCTTCTTCAGCGGCTTTGGTTGCGGCTGCTGAAATAAGTTCAGTCAGTCGATCTTCGGTGATTTCCATTGTTGTTTCCTCCTCTTGAGGGATTGGGTGAATTGATTTCAGCGGGCTGACGCTGTTGCGCGGCTCCGCTGGGGTATGTGTCAGAGAAGCTTCGGCAATAATCCAGGTGTCAATCCGGTTTGCCTTGCCTGTTGATTTCCGCTCTACCAGGTGGGATGCCGCGCCGGATGACCAGCCCAGCTTGCCCGCTTCCGCCATCTGTGCGAGAAACTT